ACCCGAAACCCCCTTGCGATATGACGCTTGGGGAGTCAAGAACATGCACATTGCCGAAACCGCGCAAGGCTATGTCGATACAGTTTATTATGTGCGCCCTCTTAAATTGCGCCAGCTTATGCGTGAGTATAGCCGTCCAGGTGATAAGATTCCTCCTTCACTCCAAGAAAAAATAAAGCGCGGCGGGGGAGCACTTGATGAGATGATAGACGTTTTGGTCGCCATCGAGCCTAAATCCCCTGAGGAAGGCAAGCGCGGAGTTGCCGGCATGGCGGTGCGTTCCGTCCATGTGGCGATCGAGCAGCGCGCGAACCTTCGCGAAAGCGGCTTCCATGAAATGCCGGTCGCGGTTGGACGCATGTTCAAGCAGCTCAATGAGGCCCTCGGGAGATCCCCTGGGATGCTCGCGCTGGCTGATGCGCAGTCTCTTAACATTTTGACTGAGGCGGTCTTGGTGGCTTCTGAGAAAGCGCTTGATCCCCCTTTGGGAGTCATGGATGATGGACGTTTGGGTGGTGGAGTTATTGACACAAGCGCTCGCGCTATTAATGTGTTCAATACCGCTGGCCGTGGCGGTAATGATAGACCGATCTTCCCACTATTCACGGTCGGAGAATTCCAACAAGCGGGGGAACAGCAGAAAGAGTTAGCACGTAAAATCGCGCAGGCGTTCTTCTTGGATCGCTTGTTGGACCTCAACAACAACACCACAATGACCGCGTATGAAACTTCCGTGCGCGATAAGATCCGCGGCGAAGCTCTTGGCGGAGTGTTCGCGAGGCAAGAGAAAGAAGTTCTGACTCCGATGATCGAGCGGTCTTTCAACATCCTTTTCCGCAAAGGTTATTTGGGAATCATCGAAGAAGGCCCCGGCGCCAAGATGAATAAAAAGTGGGATGCCATCGTGGGGGCTGAGAGAGTTATCGTTCCCGATGTGATTAAGCAGGCAATCCAGGCGGGGCTCAATGTCTTTGAAGTGGAGTACATCTCTCCGGCCAAGCGTTTTCAACAAGCGGAAAAACTCAAGGGATTGCTGACCGCCAATGATACGATTGCCAATTTGGCGAACAACCCAGCCTTTGCGGGGATGATTGACAATATCGATATCGACAAAGACGCTCATTTGATCTTTGAACTTTCCGGCGCTCCGATGGAAGCCATTAGAACCAAAGAAAAACTCACGGAGTTCCGAGCGGCCAATAAGCAAGAACGGGATCAACAGGCCAAACTTGTGGCAGGTGAGCAGCAAGCGAACATTCAGCTTAAGGGTGCTCAAGCCAAGCAAGCCGCGGCAAGTACGCCCTCGGCAGGGGGATAGATGAAAAGACCTATTCCTTCAGAGCATCAAGCTGTCCGCGAAGCCGGAGATAAAGAGCAGCGCGCTTTAATTGAGGCGGCACAAGAAGAGAAGCGCGCGCTTCGCCGGGCGACAGACCGGGTCCTCGATTCTGAGGATGGGAGAATTTTGTGGCGTTGGATACATAACCGTTGCGGGTGGGTCAAACCTTCCTTAGCTTATTTTGCTACCGGAGATGTTGCTCCGATCAAGACAGAAAGCCTTGCCGCCATTCGAGACGTGTATAAAGATTTGCGGTCTCTCGCTTCACCTGATCTTCGGGTACAGGCAGAGGATTTCGCGGAGAACGGGACGCAAATAGAGAAAAAAGGGGGAAAGTAAAATGCCAGATGAGGGAGCAGTTCTTTTAAAAGAGTTTATCCCGCAGGATCTTCAGGGCAAGGAGTATCTCAAGCCTTTCTTGGAGAAGCCATGGAACAAAGAATCAGCCGCGGAGATTTTTAAAAAACTCGACAACGCTGAAAGCCTCATCGGCAAGCGTCCCTCGATCCCAACGAAAGATGCCCCGGAAGCGGAATGGGATAAGTTTCTAAGCGGGCTTCGTCCTGAAAGCTCTGACGAGTATGAGATCAAGTTGCCGGAAGGGACCAAACTTGATGAACGTGGGCAGGCGTACACAAAAGCCCTCAAGGATTCCATGCTTGAGGCAGGCATCCCAAAGCAAGCGGCCAAGAAATTCATCGCCAAGATGCAGGCGTTCGGGCAGGCGGATCAGAAAGACATGGCGTCTAAAATGGAGGCTCAGCAGAAAAAGAACGCAATCGACTTTGATACTTCTGCCAAAGCCGCGCTCGGAGACAAGCGCGAGGAGATCATCGCACGCGCCAAGGCCGCAATGGAGGAGTTCGCCCCAGCGGTGTTTAAACCCCGTATCGCAAATCTTTCCAATGAAGACTTGATGACGATGGCAGGGACGATCAACGCGATCATGGAGAGGTATGTCCCAGCCGATCAACTCAATACCAAACCAGGTTCCGGCAATAGCGCGACGGACAAGGATGAAGAGTCGACGCTGGACGCGGAAGGCAAGGCGCTGCAGGTGTCCGCAGAGTATAAAGATCAGTTTGCCGCGGGGCATCAAAAGGCGAAGGATCGAGTCAAAGCGATATTCACACGCATCGCGGAGATCCGGGCCACTAAAAAGCGGTAGAAAAAATAGAGGCTTGACTTTGTTTCAAGCATCTGCTACATTCGGTACGTAAGAAGATACGGGATCATATCCCCCTTCCGAGTCCGTCTCGATAACCGGAGAGGACCCCCGCCTGTGTGGGGACACGGTCTTCGCTAAAGGACGTATAAAAACTTTAACGGAGGAGTGACCCCATGGCTGAAGATTTAATAGACAACGCTCAAATCATCCAGTTCTCAAGCTACGTGCACGTATTGGCGCAGCAGCTTCAAAGCCGCTTGCGCCCTCATGTGGAACTGCGCCCCATGTCCGGCGACCAGATGGCCTATGATGGCATCGGTCCGGTGGAAGCATCCCCGGTGGTCGGACGAAACCCGAGGGTTGAGTTTTCCGATATCAATCATCTTCGCCGGCTCATCGCGAGACAGCGGTTCACTCTGACGCTGCCGATCGACGAGCACGACGTCCGCGGTATGTTGGAAGATCCCCAAAGCCAGTATGCCAAGGCTTGCGTTTACGCCATGGCGCGGGTGTTCGACCGGGTCGTGGTCGCGGCTCTTTTTGCGACCGTCTACACCGGCCGGACTTTCGCATCTTCCGTCACGGCCGCTAATGACGGAGTGGCGACGGTCACCGCCACGTCCGCGCTGACGTATCAGCAGTTGATCGCGATTCACAAGACGTTCATGGACAACGACGTAGGGAACGAAGTCCCCGAACAGTTGGTCATGGGCATCGCGGGCAACGAGTACGTGTCCTTGATGCAGGAAGTGGAGCTCATCAACGATCTGTACTCGCAGAATTACGTCGTGGACAAGGGCCGCATGATGGAAGCGGCTGGCATTAAGCTGCTTCAGTTCGCGGCCAATGCTCCGAAGCCGGTGCTTGCGGTCGCTTCCGGCGTCCGAGCCTGCTTCGCGATGTCCACCCGCGGTATCTGCGTCGCGATGAGCAAAGAGTTCGCCTTGAAGGTTGAGCCCCGGCCCGACCTAGTCGAGACGAAACAGGTGCAGATCAACTTCGACTTCGGCGCGGTGCGCACCGAAGGCGTCCTCGTTCAGCTCGTTAACACGACCGCCAGCTAAAAGGAGAGATAAAATATGGCTGCATTCATTGGATGGATTGACCCGAACGTCGGCGGAACGCCGATCAAGGTTGGAAAGGCGGGCATCGTGGCTGGGGCTTTGGGCTCCGGTTTTGTTCAAAGCTGGGCGAAGAAGACGACCGATGGTGATGGGTCGATCTACTTCATCGCTGAAATCAACGCGGATGCGATAATTCGCAGTTTGAAGTTTAACTGCGACGCTATCACAGGATTGACGAGCATGGACGTCGGTATCTATAAGATCGATCCTTCGCTGCCGTCCGGCGGAGGGCCTAGTGCGACAGCCGCGAACTACCATGCTGGTTGCTCGGTGGCTGGATTGCCTAACAGCACTCCGGTCAGCGCGGGCGCGATCTTCTTGTCCGCCAATGATCCGCACTCAGGTGCGGCGATTGGCTCTGAGATCGATTGTTTGGCCTATCTCTTGACCGAGACGGTCACGACCTTGGGCGCGACGACCAACGGGCTGTTGAACTTCTCAAAGAAGATCTGGGAGCTCCTTGGCTTCACGGATCCGAAATGGGCGGATGCCCGGTATGTGATTGGTGTCCGGCTCAACACCGCGGGTTCTGCGGCAGGCAATATGGTGCTGCGCGGCGAATATCTGGAAGGCTAAAGAGCACGAACCCCTCCTCCACCCCTTGATCACTGGATAGGGGGGAGGAGGGGAGTTTTCTAAACGTAAAGGGGGAGTGAATGTCGTCGCAGGCCCCGATTGCAAGCGTAGAAATCTGCAACCTCGCCCTTGATGCTCTCGGGCAATCCCCAATCGTCAGCGTTGTAAACCCCGGAACCGACGTCGTCGCCAATATCTGCGCACGGTGGTATGACCAAACCCGGCGGCAAGTCCTTCGAGAATTTATTTTCAACTGTGCGCGTAAAGTAGCGCTTATTACAC